CCACTTTTTAATCTAGAAAAAGTTACTTTATATTTATGTTTATGGTTATCATTACAATAAACATAAAAAGAAGTATTCATATTAAATTTATCTAAATTTGGAATATCATATCTATATCCAGATAGATATTCTTTAGCTAAATTATGAAAATTAGGTTTAGGTCTAGGCATATAATAATTATAAAACCTAAATAATATAGTCAATAAAAAAAGGGGATTTCCTAAGAAACCCCCCTTTAAAATATAATTAATTCTTTCTAATTAGATAGAATCAAAGAAATCAGCACTTCCACCAGAAGTAAAGCTACCAAGAGAACCAGTAGCGGATAGACCAACTACGTTGATTTTGCGATAGTAGTTTTGACTACCAAATAGATGATCACAAATTCCATACCTAGTCATGACTCCTGCTCTTGGAGAGAACGACTCTTCTCCAGTTGCACGTGCGAACATAAGAGGTACATAAGGACAGTAGATGATACCAGTATCATTCTCACGTGATCCTTTATAACCAACTACAGCGAAGTCACTTGCAGCATCATCATATGCGAAAGTATCACGATAGATAGTGATACCATTTAGAGATCCAACTTTAGAAATTCCAGTTGAAAGAGGGTTAACAGAACCACTAACACCACTATATTGAGTGAAACCAACAATTTGAGATAATGCAGTTACAACACGTGGAGAACAGATAACGTAGTTACCAGAACCCATACGAGTTGCACGTCCAATATCTTCCGCAGCATGGACAATAGTAGTCCAAAGTGTTTTAAATTTCTCAAGTTCCCAACGACCATCAGCAGTACCAACGTTACCAGAAGTACCATAAGTCCAAGTTAATTGACCACCATAGTTTGCAGCATTATGAATGCGACCAACTAATTCACGATCAATTTCTGCTTGCACTTCGTATGCTAAGAGGTCAGTCATTTCCTCTTCAAGATCAACATTCTGCATTGCAGCTAGATCTTGTTGAGCCTCAACGGACCAACGAGCCTTCATTTTACGAGTACGTGCTTTAATTTCTTTTTGCTCTACGGTTAGACCAGCTTCTTTAGAAGTAGTAGAACCATCAGATCCTAATTTACCATTAGGTTCATTTAAAGCTTCACCCGCAGATGTGTTGTGAGATCCAGTATATGCAGCATTAGGAACGCTGTAACCTAGTTCATTACCAGACTCATCTTTGAATCGTAGAGCATATGCGATACTAACAGGACCAGTCATAGGTTGAACACCTACAAGTTGGTTAGCTAATAGTTCAGGGAAAACCCTACGAACTAGAGGCATAGCAATTTTTTTGTAGCGAGCGATACCATTGAAGCCAGAAGCATTACCAGTACCACTTTGTACGTTACCATCACCTGCTGCTGCTGCTCCTGTAGGAACAGAAGAAGTACCAGATTCTCCAAGAAGTTGATTGAAGTATTGATCCTCAGACTCAAGAAGTTGAGCCATGTTTTTTACTTGACTGTCAGTAGTAAGACCTTCTAGAAGAGGAGCCCACTTTCTAACTAATCCTTCCATTTTTTTGTTACTCATTTTTTTTCTCCGTTATAAAAAAGTTTATTTGTTTTTTGAATCCCTTAACGCATCTTTTTGAAAATAGAAGCGTATTCTTGAATAGCATCAATAGGTTGATCTTCAGCACTTTCAACAAGTTCTTCTTGATCTTCATCAATACTTGTATCCTCTACAACTACCTTATCAACAGTAGTAGATTCAATTACAGAATGGTCTTCTGTATCACTTTCAAGAACTAAACTATCATCTTCTTTAGTTGAAACATCTTCAGAGATAATCATATCCCTAATCATAGAAAAACGTGTTTCTACTTCAGATACTTCGCAATCTTCCAATAGTTTAATTGCTCTCTCACGTTGGGATTCAGTTAATCCTTCACAAACTTTAGAGATTTTCACATCTTTCTCAAGACTTTTAAAAGACTTGTTCATCTTCATTTGAGATTCAACAGACTCAGCTAATTGCTCCCTCAAATTAAGAATTTCAGAACGAGATTCTTTTAGTAAACCAAATTGATCTTCATCAAATTTAATATAATTTTCTTCCATTACTGATTTAAACCCATTTACAATAGGTTCTAATACAGCTATCTTAGCACTACTTTCAATAAGATCAGTTGAAATGTGCTTAGATACTTCTAATTCTAAATATTCATCTAGTTTATTAATAATTCCTTCAACAAAAGTTTCCATTTCTTGCTCTTTTTCTTGTTTAAAAGTATCAACGGTTTCTTTAGCTTCTTCAGTTAATTCTTCTTTAAATTTTGTTGATTGCTCTAAAAATGATTCTTCCATTGATAATACTTTGCTATTGAATTCTTCCGTTTTCTCGGAAAGTATAGTATCATACTTTTCTTTTACCTCAGATTCAATTAACTCTTTTTCAATCTCAAGTTTTGCATCAACCCTTGCTTCAACAATACCTTCAATTTTCTCAGTGATCAATTGAGCATCTTCTTGAGTAATGCCCTCACCTAACATTTTCCCTAATTCTAGTCCAGTTTCTTTACTCATAGATAACTCCTTTTAAAACCTTTGTTACATTTATTTATATTTAATTATTATTACTTATATAGTGTCTAAAATATGATGTATAATTTTACTATATTTATTATTTTTTTCTTCTAACTTCTTAGGTAATACTTCTAATTTTTTAGAAATATTCTCTAATAGATTTTCCAAACTTTGAACTTTAATTTCGTTATTATCATCAATCATAAATTTAATACTTTCCATGATACTTTCAACATAAGCATCGGGAGCAGAAGGTTCAGTAACAATATCAACAGTAACTAAGTTAAAATTTTCAACTATAGTTTGACCTGTTTTATTAGTACCTACTTGACCTAATCCTCTAGTGGATACAGCAATCTTAAATCCATCATCAATTAAATTACGAACAATGTTACCCTTTGGTGTAGTTCCAATTTTAGCTCTACCAATACCATTATTACCATCCATTTTTAAACTAGTAATATAGTGTGATATTCTATCAGGATCAATTTGAGTGTGTGAAGGGTGAGATAATTCACCTGCAACCATTCCAAACTCATCAATTTTTTTATTGAATTCTTCAACTGATTTTTCTAAAATTTCGGTAGGATAAATTCTTTTGTTACGATTTAATATATTTCCTTGAAGAAATACCCCCTCAATATAATAATCTTTTCCTTTTTTGGTATCTAATTTAGATGATCCAAAATCGTTTTCTGTTAATAGTGAAAGGTTTTCTTGCATAATATTTACCCTAATAATACATATATTTATATATTGTATGTATTAGCTATCAGACGTTGATAGTTTATCTCTAATCTCAGATTTCTTAGCTTCAATTCTATCATTAACAATTTTACCTAATGCACTTTTTAAACTATCTTGCGCCTTTGTATAATCGTTATCACATAAAGCTTTAAATAAATCTTTAGTATGTTCCATAATAATCTCCTTAATAATATAATTTATATTTTTATTTATATATATATGATTTGATGAACTATCACTAAACTAAATATTTAGTGGATTTATTGCGTTAATTTTTTAAAACCCACCCTCAAAACCATCAAGTTCACCTTCTTCCTTTTCTTTTTTAATTAGTTCTTTATTTTCAACTATATCTTGATCCGATAGTTTTAGAAAATGTTTAATAGCGAATTCTTTAGAAAATACTTGACCAATGTAAGTAGCAGCATTTGACCAATTTTGCATTCTCATTTCCATTATTTGCGCTTCTTTAAATTCAGCATAGTGAGAATCTTTGTTAAATACAATATTAAAATCTTTTTCATTTAAATCATATTGCTTCCATAAACCTTTAAATTGAAGATGTGTCTTATAAACATCCATTATCATATCAGATATTCTATAAGTTATCCTATTCGTTAGTTTTGAAAATTTTAATTCTTGATGAGTTACATCATTTAATTGTCCTGCATTATATGTTGTTTGATCTAACCTTCTTGATTCTGGAATTTGTAAAGCTCTATACATTTTTTTAAGAAAGTAATCAACATCGGTTATTTCACCTAGATTTGAATTTTTTGTATAAACACCTATATCCAAAGCATATGTATGAAAATCATGATATTCATGCTGACTATCAACTGTTAAGTTAGCAACAGTCATTGTTTCATCTAGATATTCTATTTTTACAATCTTGTGATTGAACTCTTTATTTTTTTCCTTGAAATCATTAAAATTCTTATAATTGAAATTAGATAAAAGAGATTTTAAGTGATGATGTCTAAAATTCTTGAATCTTTTTACTGATTTATTTTCAACCATAAATATATCCATAAATTCTTTACTACTATCTAAGAAAGATACTATATCGTTTGATTTAGTTATTCCTGATTTATATAAGTCTATCACAAACTTTAGCATAGAATTACTATATTTTATTGTTTGTGGTTCAAATACTTTTCTTCTAAATTCATTAGACTTAAAATTATTTTTTTGTATTTTACTTTGTTTTTTCTTATATTCTTCAGTATTTTTTACTTTACTTAGACTTTCACTTCTTTTCATTAATACTTTTTCTCTAAATTTAGGATCTTGATTCATTAATTCATTGAATCTTATATTACCTAATATAAAAGAATCTCTTGAATTATTATCTCTAATATTTTTATCTTCTTCAGATAAAGATTTAATATATGATTTCATAGACTCACTTTGTTTTTTAATCATATTATTATATGTTTCACTTGACATATTAGAAATACCTTCTTTTTGAGATTTAAACCAATTAGATTTATAATCTTCATCAGTTTTCATTAATAAAAGATGTTTTTTATTTCCTATAATTGAATATTCCTTAAAACCTTCAGAGTGTAATAACCAATGATCTTTTGGACACATAAACATTAAATTACTTGGCTCATTATTATACCTATCAATATCATAATGATGTATAACTCTTTTATCATTACTAGATTCTTTAAAAACATATTCATTGTGTTTATTTTTTGTTTTCATATAATTACCAACTAATCTATGGGTATATTCCCATTTTTTAGTTAAATGATTAAAAATCATTTCATAATCATTACCTTTATTACCAATAGGTTCATATTTTTTATTAAAAGCAATAAGAGAATCCCCTACTTCTAATTTGTTAGCTTCAATTGTTCCTTTATTCCAAGTGGGCCATTTATGATTTAGAGTACATGTTTGAGTTTTACCATTATCTAATGTTATTCTCATAACTTTAGCATTAGTATTAGTTATATTAGCATGAGTTATAGGACCGGGGACCATTTCTCCTGTATTTGGATCACAACTATATACCCAATTATTTTTACCTTCTTCTTTCTCTTTAATTATAGTTTCTAATGTAACTACTCTACCATCTAATAATGGTATTTTTGTATCTAAAGGTAAACAACCACCACCTAATTCTTCAACAGAACTACCTTGACCAGTTTCAGGTTGAGAGAAAAAGTAATCTTCTAACATATTTGAAATATTAGCTTGACCATCTATTTCACCAGTAGAAGTATTATAAATCTTTTTTTGTCTATATTGCCTCATTACCTTTTGCATATAAGCATCTTGTTTATGTTTAGGCATATTACCAGTAGCTATTCTAAATAATCTTTTTTCAGGTGCTCTAACAACACGATAAATAACAACAGCTTCTTCTAATAGTTGTAATTGCCTCCAAGTCTTTTTTATTTTCTCTAAATATGATAAAGCTATTCTTTCCTTTGTTTGACCATTTAGTTGAAATTGACCATAGTTTATATATGTTATTTGTATATTATTCAAAGTTAAACTTTCATTGTGATTTTCTAATTTAACTTTATAACTATCAGGTTCATTATCAGTATTCCAATTCACATATATATTATCAGGATTCAATTTTTTAACCTTAGTTAATCCTTTTTTTGGATTATTAGGATCTATAACTTTTTCTAAAAATAATTCACCAGTTATTAAAAAGTTATTAGTTGTTTCCCATGAAGTTCTATCAAATTTTAATAAGTTATTATATACATAATCCCATTCTTTTATCAAGTTATCTTTTATGTTTATGTTATTTAAATGATTTTTATTTACTATATCTAGATTAGCAACAACACCTTTTGAATCAGGAGATATTATCTCATCCGTAACAGTGTTTAATGCAAGATTAATTTCTGGATACTCAGCCATTTGACGATATACTGATAATTTTGTGTCCTTTGTTAATTCCTCATGACTTAAATATCTTCTCATGTTACCATAAGATTGAGCTGAGAAAACTGAATTATCATTATCAGTATTATTAGAATCTACTGCATCACTTAAAGAAACTCCTTTATCTTTTGGATCATATTCAACTTCCATTTCACCAAAAATATTTAAAACATTCCTTAAAACACCTGTAGAAGATTCTACCATGTCCTCTATACTTTGACGTGTATTATTAAATATTCCCATTAAGCAAACCCTTATCTTATTATATATATGCTTTTATTTATATACTTTATTTACCATAAAGTTCTTTTTCAGTTATTATCTTAAAAATCATTCCTCGTTCAGATGCAAACTTTTCTGCACTTTTCCATTTATCCTGATTATTTTGCCATGTCTTTGACTCATACAACATAGTTTTCTTTGACTTCTTTTTACCTGCTCTTGGTTTTTTAGTTTGGGAATAGGGTTTAAGTTCAATTAAAAATTGTTTTCCATCTGACATTTGCATAAAAAAATCAATGAAATATCGTCTAGTTTTGTGATTAACCGTACAATAATATTTTATTGCAAAACATTCCGATCCCCATTTAACTACATGTGGGTTATTATCAAGATAAGAACAAAAACTATATTCCCATCCACTTCTACACATAGGTAGATCTCCATCCTTTGTGATATATTTTTCAGTATTCTTTACTATATATTTACCTTGTTTATATTTATTTTTACTCATTATTTATTTACGAATTCTATTTAATACATCCTCATCATCTGTACCTAATATTTTAGGATTAACTGCAATTGCAGGTGTAGATGTTCCAACAGAATCTTCTTCAACTTCAGAAACTTCTTTTTTACTTACTTTATCATTAACCTTAGTAAGATCTTTTATATTAGATTTAAAATAATTCGTTATGCTATCTAATATCTTTTTATAATCACCTTTTACACTATTTAAAGGTTTTATCTTTTTATTATCACAATGAAAGCTAGTCTTTAATTCACCTTTTAAAGCTTTATTACTTTCATCAAAACCATCTATATGTATTTTAAAATATACATCAGATTTTATTTTTTCATCTTTACCTTTGTTACTATAAGATATTATTATTTTTTTATCTTTATAAGTAAAATTTAAATCTTTTGAAGATGAAACTATAGATTCAATTTCTTCTTTAATTAACTTAGATAAATTTAAACCATTTATCCTTAAATTCTCTTCTTCATATAAATCTATTATCTTAAATAGTTTATCTAAATTCATTTTATCTCCTATATATAGTTATTTATATAGGAGATTTTTTTATTTAATTCAGTTAACCATTCTTTTCAGATAAGGAGTTAGTTCACTAGCTTGGTTAATAAATTGTCTAAATTTGTTTAGTCTACAAAATTTCAAAAATCCCATAGATACATTAGGTAACTTATAATTTTCATAGTCATCAATTACCTTATCTATAATATGATCAGGTTGTAAATCTAAATTAACTAATTTATTGTTTCTCTTAAAATTCTTTTTTATAGTATCATCTTCATTTAATAATTCTTTTATACTGTTTTCATCATAGTGATGTTTAGCCATTTTTTCTGTAAAAGTTCTTTTTCTAGTTGGAGTTAAATTGTATTTTTCAGAGAATTTAAAATACATTTCATATAATAATTTTTCATCATTATCTAATTTAATTTTAGCAAATTCTAAATTATCAGCCATTTTTTCTAGAACACAAAAATCTAAAAATTCAGACTTATAAGTATGTTTATCATTAATTGAAGGTATGAAATCAGATTTATCACCACTCATTATTTTAATAAACATATCCCTTCTAGGATTATCACTTGTTAGATAATTACCTTTTTTATTATTTACTTTATGTTGAGGTGAAAATATTTTAACATTATCATATTTTAATAATTGAATGTAATCATGATCACTTGTTACAATATACTTATTACCTTTTATATGCCTAACCAAAATAGCAATAATATCATCTGCCTCAGTTCTATCAACTTTTAATACTTTTACAGGTAGATATTTTTTCATACATTCAATAAATTCATTTTGGAAAGTATAAAACTCATCCCATCTAAACCAATGTTCTTCAGCTTTATCTTTTTTTTCTTGATTATCTCTTGATAATTTTCTTTGTTTTTTATACCAAGGGAAAATATCACGTCTCCAATAATTACCAGCATCTTGAGCAATTATAACTTCATTTATATCATCAAACTTTTTAATATACTTAAAGATATCATTCATATAATAATATCTCCACATACCATATCCTTCTTCAGAGGTAGATTCTTTTTTACAGTTAAACATTTTACTATAAGCAATAAAAGAAGAATCAATAAGTAAAGTTGACATAATAATTTCCTAAAAATAAAGGCAAGCTACATTATATAACTTGCCTTTGAAAATCAACATTTTTTTTATAAATTTAAATATTATTTAGCTTTAGGTACTAAATATAGATATCTTCTTTTGTTTTCAGTGTTTTCAACGTAAAACCTATTTAGCTTCTTTTGCTTAATGAGTTTTCCACCACCTACACCTACATATTTATGCCAATGCTCATTGTATTTTCTATCTAAAATCTTTTTATAATTAGCAGGTTCAACTTGAATAACAGGAATACCATCACTTTCTAATAAAAATTTATCAGTAACACTTTCAATTAAATCCATAGTTGGATGAGCTTGTTTATAAGTTACAGTAATATAACTTTCACGAATTTTAATCTCATTTTCTTCATCTTTAGCTAATTGAAATTCTTTAAAAGATAGAAAATCTGAACCCTCATTAGTAATAGTATAATGTTTAATACCACCAATGTTTTCATAGTTAGCGTATCCTTCTTTTATCAAGAATTTTAAAGCATTATATGTTTCTGTGTCATCAGTAACAATCTCACTACCTGAATCTTCTTTTAACAATGAAAGAATTTTTAAAGATTTAGATTCAATAATAGCAGTATTTAATTCCTCTTCTTTCTTATGTTTTTGTTCCTTAAATTCAATGAAATCTTTCCATTGTTTACCCTTTTCAGTAACAGAATATTGTCCATCTTCTTGAACAACAAACTTACTCTCTAGTAAATCATCAACTGTGTCTTTAATAGTAACAGTATCAATTGATAGATTTTTTTCTTTAATAATTTTATTGATTAAGTCAATCTTAATCTCATTTTGCTTATTACTTCCCATTATAAGTGACTCCTTTTTCTAAATAGAGAATTCACCTATATTTATAAAAAATCATTTCCTTACTCTTACTCTAAGATTAACTATTTGATTTATACATAATGGATTAGGATTAGAATGTATATTTTCAATTATCATTTTAGTTTCTTCTATTTTTAAATCAGTTTTATTATTCCAAAAACTCAATATTTCAAATTTATAATTATCTTTGTCTTTTTTTATATCTTCAGCTCTAGATCCAGATGAGCAATATTTTCTCCAATCTGATTCTTTTTTAACTTTTCTTTTTCTTTTACCTTTACTACCATCTTTATTTTTCAAAGGAGGTAAAGTTCTAACACCATACATTTGTTTTATACCTATATAAAATTCACCAGATACTTTATCAGTTATTCTATATACAAAACCCAAAGATTCTTTAGGTGGACATTTTACATCAACTAAACAAACCCAATGGCCCCAATCCATTTCATCACTCATATTAGTGTTAATCCATTAATTGTTTTTTAATTTTAATATTAGTTAATATAGTTAAATATTCTTCTTCCGTAAAACCTTCTTTTAAAATTTCATTCTTAATTTTTAAATGTAAATCTTTTATTCTTCTCTCTTTATTTCTTTCTTCAACTAGATATTCTACAGAATTATCTTGAATAAGATTTTGCTCTTTAATAGTTATATAATAGGTAAACAAACTACCAACAAATCTATTTTCTAATAAAAAAGTCTTTATCTTTAACAAAAATTTATCTAACATTGTAAAAGAGTTTTTTTCTTGAGAATTTATAGGTTCTCTTAATACTTTACCATCTTCATCAATTAAACCAAATTTGAAAGCTTTCCATGATTTTATAGGTTTAAGTAGCTTAGTAGTTAAAACTAATAATATAGCAGAGTCAATAAACCTACCCTCATTTAATTGAAATTCTTCCTTCATATTTACAATTAACCTTCATCACTTCCTAAAGTATTTATATTACTTTTCTCAGAATCAGACTTATAAATGTCATTGATATTGCTTAATAGTTCTCTAGCTGGAGTTATTTTTCGTTTATCTTGTATTATTTTCATATATGCTGAATTAATTTTACTAATACTAGATTCTTCATGAATTTTATCTAATAAGAATTCATAGTAATCATAACAATTGTTGTTATCAATATTAAAATCAAATTCTTTTGTTAAATCAACTATCTCATTATCAATTTCCAATTCATCTTTATCTGAATCATCATCTTCTACGTCATCTGAATCATCATCTTCTACGTCATCAGAATCATCATCCTTTGAATCATCATCTTCTACGTCATCATCTGAATTTTTTATTTTATCTTTTAACTTATTTACAATACCTTTAACTTTTTTTTTATCTTCATCTGATAAGTTATCATATTCTTTTTTATTAGGTTTGATATTTTCAATATCTTCATCCTCATCTTCTTCTTCTTTATCTTTTTCTTCCTTTTCATTTAGATAAAGATCAATAGATGATAATAAATCATCACTTTTTCTGTATGTAAGTCTATCATTTACATCAGCATCCTCAACAACATCTATAAACTCTTTTAATTTTGATTCAATATCTCTTTTCATACTATTTTCTTCACGTTCTTTTTTTAATCTTTCGTTCTTTTTTTGTTGCTTAGTAACACCTTTTTGCTTAAACTTACCTTTTATCTGACCGTCCCTTCTTGATCTTCTCTCATCAATATCCATTTTTTTCTCTATAGGTTTTCCATCTATGAGAACTACTTTACAATCTGGACGATCAGAAGTGTAACGAGTTTTTACTTCACCCGTTACACTATCTTTATATTCTTTTTTATGAATCATTTCTTTTTAGAATTTTCTTTATTAATTAAATCATTATAATCATCTACGTCTTTTTGGAGTTTTCTTATAAGTTTTTTATTTCCTACGTTCATATCAATTTTATATAACAACCTATCTCTAACCTCTTCCCATTTTTTTACTTTAGAAGAAGATTCTTCATCCACCTTTTCACAAGTACATGGATCATCATCACAATCACATTGTTCATACATATCATCATCACTATCATATTTTGATTCAGTTTTATATTTAGATTTATTATAACCTTCAACAAAAGAACTTTTCATTGCATCCTTTTCAAACATTTCTTTAGATATTTTTTTATTTTTTCCTTTACCATCATCTAACTCAATAGTTACAGTATTACCTTTCTTATGCTCACCTGCAATACTATATTTCTTACCATGACAAACAACAGCATCACCTACTTTAAGAGATTTACCATTCTTATCTTTAGTAGTCAAAGTATCTCCTGCTCTAGTTGCTTCAGATAAATCATCAAAGGATAATTGTTTATGAGAAATTGATAGTTTTTTAATTTTTCCTTCTCCATCATCTAAATCAAAAACGGATTCATCAATTTTATCATGTATATCTACAATATTATACCTTTTACCTTCATGAACAATAGACTTGCCCTCCCAATCAGTTAATTTAGTGAATAACATATCTTCAACACCATAAATAATTTCATTGGAACTTTCATTAACACTTTCATTAAAAGATCCAACTACAATACCAGAAGCTTTTTTCCAATCTCCATTAGAATCTTTGATAGCATTATCAACAACTCCTTTTACTTTTTCAGAATCTACTTTATCTCCAAAAGCTTTTTTTGCCATTGTCATTGCTAATGATAATAGTTCTTCTTTACTTTCAACTTTACCATCACCATCATCAACTTTAGCTTCGTCTAATTTAAAAGACCCATCAACAATATCTTTAATATCGCATTTAAAGCTTTCTTTTAATTCTTCTAATTGAGTATGTATTGACATAATTTTCTCCTTTACTAAGTATATTTATATTTTTATTGTCGTGTTTTCTTCTTTACTAGCTTACCATCTAAAGTATATGTTTTTCCTTTAGGAGCAGTTTTGTTTTTTCTTTTCTGCCTTTCAAGTTTTGCCTTATTTTTAATATCTCTCTTCTTTTTAGCAATTTCTAGTTTTGCCTTTTTCTTTCTTCTATAAGCTTTGTTTTTTCGTCTAGTAGCAGCATCAGATTTTGATAGTTTAGTTTGAGTTGCTTTTTTTACTATTTTTTCATCTAAATCAGAATCATCAACATCACCTTCTTGATCAGCAATTTCCTCTTCATCTCCATCAGTACCTAACTTTGAAATTTCTTCTTCTAATTGAATAATAATTTCATCTAATTCTTCTATAGTATTATTCTCAAACATATCTTCATCATTTTGCAATAACTCAAATAAATCGTTATCAAAAGATTCTTTTAATTTAATTAGTTCTTCTTTAATACTCATATTATATACCTCTTATTATTTTAGTATGGTTCAAGTTAGTTATATTAATCACCCCAATAACGATTTCTTCTACCATCGTCAGGATATACATTTTTAGAAGAAATAGGAGAAATTGGTTGTTTTTTACTATCCTCTATTTCTTTATCTATATCAGATCTTACTTTTAGTATTTCTTTTGGACTTAAAGTTTCAATTTCTAATATTAGATCAAAGTAATTAATTATCGTGGAAAACTCAATTGGAATTTTTATTGTGACTGTAAATTTACTAGATATATCACCTGTAGCTATTTTTGGAGTATAATAGCTTATAACATTAGAAACTAATATATCTAAGTTTCTATTTTTAATTTTTGGATCATATTTTTCTATTCCTGTATCAACCTTTATAGATTTAGTAAAAAGACTAACATCTTTCCTACCTAATGAATATAGATATGAGCTTTTAGGCATTTTAACAGACTTATGATTTCCTAACTTGAAATGTCTACTATTAAAATTTCCAAAATCCATTGATTTATAATAAGCGTTTGATGTATACAATATATACTTATTACCTTTAACCTCTATATCTTTAAAACCAGACTTATATGGCGCAGTATTAATTATTCTACCTTTTTTTCTACCTCCAAACATACTTTTTTGAAATTCATCTCTTTTCTTTATATCTTTAGGATGACCTTTAATATATATATAAAGTTGTCGCAATCCATTGTCTGAAATTTCTTTTGGTTTGATTTTCTTAATTTTATTATTTACAATTATAAAAAGAAAATCGTACATATCATCTAACTCTTTTATGAATTCTGATTTATTCTTAGATTTCTCTTGAGGTGATTTTCCTTCATATAATTTAACAATATCAAAAGATTCATTCAAACTAATTAATTCTTCATTTAGTATCTTTAAATAGCTCATTTTTAATTACCTCTTATTATTTTACCAGTAGCATCATCTTGATCTTGATCTTCTTGATTACCATCATCAATATCAACCAATGATGGTATTTCTTTTTTTAATTTCTCTATCTCATCATCAATAGAAGAATTTTCAAAAAAATCTTTAAATCCCATTTGTTATACCTTATGTTACTTAATTATTTATAAAATTTATTTTTCTTTAATAAACTTTTGAATTGAGAATATAGTCCTTCAGGATCATCTTCTATAAACTCAAGAGTAGATGGAACCATAACAAATTTAGTATCACCTTCTGTTGTAAATGTATATGTAGGTCCATTATAAGAAGTATCAAAATGTATATTATCATTAGATTTAATCATTTCATTGAATTCATCAAAATCAATTAATTTATCATCTATAGGAATATTACCATCTTTAAATGTAAATGTAATAACATCTTTATCATTTTTTTGTTCCTCTAATAAGAATGATTTAAATCCACTAGGCACTTTAGGAAAATACTTACCTTCTGTAACTGCACCTCTTGAATCAGAAATTCGTTTAAGTTCAGAATATTTAGTAGTTTGAACATAGTGAACTTTAACTATTTTTAATTGCTTATTAGGTTCTATTACACACCATTCTGGAGATCTAACTGACCAACTATCGGTAGATCCTTTAAAACCAGCACTCCTATGATTAGTTACTTTTTCACCTAATGTCGCCTCTAATTCAAGTAAATATCCTTTTTCTCCTCTTGTTTTAGCGTAACCAATATCACTTATGTATAATGCAGATTTATTAATAACATTAGAGATATAGATTCCGTCACCTAACATACGACCAACAACACTTTCATCATCACTACTAACAACAGTGAATCCTACTCTTAGCACCAAAGAAGCTGCAACTGATCCTGTACCTGAAAACATAGGAATTTTAACAGTGTCTTTATGATCCTTTAAAAATTCATCAAATTCAGTATTATCATTATTAACATTAAATGATTTTAAGAATTTTAAAGCAATGTCACCATGTCGTCTATCACTAGAATGATATTGTAAATACTCAATAGATTTATCTAATAATTGAGTTTCATTTTCCTCAATTTCTGAAATTTTGACATCCCCCATTTGTTCCTTAACTTCCATTGATTTTTTCTTACATCTTTCAATATATGTTTCTAATGTATCCTTTTTACTAAACCTAACGGAAGGCATTTTTATATTATTATATTTTAATACTTCTCTAATACGTTTTTTATCAAGCTTCATTTTTGGCTTAATTAAAGATTCTGTACCATCAATATTAGTGCTAAAATCAATATTTTCCATTATTATAATATCTTTATACTTTTCTGTAATTAACTTATCAATATTAAATGATTTTAAAAGTTTAATTTTATCATCATAGCTATGATGATTAACATCAAGTGAATTAGTAACACGTTCATTTTCTTTTTTAAACAATTCAATAAGTTCATTATAAAAGTTAATGTCTAAATTTTCATTTGAAAATAATATCTCAATTGATCTTGAAAAACGAGATTTAGATTTTTTAATACGATCCTTTCTATCACGACTAGACCAACCATAAATTAATCTTGGTATATTATTAATTTTATTAACAAACTCTTGTTTAATGAGTTCTTTGTTATTACCTTTTAAAACATTAAAAGGATTAGTAATATCATTTAACTTAAAATTATCATAAATACCATTATCTTTGAATATAGTAGATATATTCTCATCATCTACAATTGGATCTTTAGCTTTTATTAAATACATATCAGTATCAATTACATCTAAATCTTCACTATCTAATTTAGTAGATAATTCTTTATTTAAACTAGATTTTAGAGCTTTGTATAAGACTTTATCATTATCTACTTCAGATAAATATAACATATCAACCATATCAAGATATGTTATCGTACTAAAATTCATACTTCTTGATATACTTTTAATAATTTCAACAGATCTATTAATATCTTGTAATAGTATTAGAACTAAACCATCTTTACTAATATCAGTTGAATAACTTGTAGAAGAATCAATATATAAATAAAATTTATCAAAAAACTCATCTTTCATTTTTTCAGAATAATTATATAAAAGTTTGTTAGTTTTAGAATAGTAAACACTAATCAATGTTAAATAAATATTAATTGTCCTAGAAGTATCATCTGAAAATTGAGTAAGATCTTTCATATAATCAAAAATAATATCTTTAATTTTTAAAATATTGTCAGAACTAATATATTTAGAATATTTTTCTTTTTCAAATAAAAAGCTGTAAATCCCATTAGCATATAAATTTGACATTATTTCTTTGTGATCTTTTTGAAATCTAGATAAAATAGAATTTACAATTATAGTTATATCATATTCACTTCTACCTCTAATGACAATATCAAGGTCAGATCTAGTCATATAATGTAATCTAAATGAATCAATGGGTGAATTTATAATAGAATTTACAAAATGATTAGTTTCTATAAAGTTAAAATTTTCATTTGTATCAAAATTCTTTTCATATACAAGATAATCAATAATATCATTAAATAATAATTTATCAAAATACAATTCTTTTAGATAATTAGGATAATATCTTAAAATATACTTAAATCTATCTTTGTCATTACTATCAATATTTTGTAACTGTATTAAATCAATAATAGAACCACTTTTAACCTTATCAATTAGCTTATTTTTTAAATGAGAATATTTTTCATTTTCAAGATAACCAAAAATATCAATATTATTCCTAATAAGATTATTTAAAAATGGAGAAATTATATTTTTTCTTTCAAACATATTAATTATATCATCAACCAAATCATCCGTCATATTATCCTCAAAAGATAAATCTTTTTTAGATATTTGAGCTTTATTTACTAACTCTGGATTCTTAATAAAAAAATAATCAAAGAAGCTTTTTTTATACAATTCATTAGAAATAGAATTTGGTATATCTATTTCTTTAATCATTTTTTCAATTACATTATCAGGAATACTTTTCTCTACACCTACAGGCATATTATTCATAATACTATCCATAACCAATGTAATAATTTCTTCATGAGAAGGCAATCCACGTGAAGATATCATATCCCAAACTCCAGCGTTCCAATTAGTAGTATTGAATGGAGAAAAACTTTCTTTTTTATTAAATAAATCATCTTTTTTGAAAATTAAATCTGATTTTAAACCACCAATAGCTAACTTATTCCAAAATAATTTATAATAATCAGATAGAGTAAATTTATAGTCATTATCGTTTGATAAGTATGTGGATAATATTAGATTATTAGTACCAAATAAATCATCACCCATACTAATAAAAATTTTAGATACAAGATATGTTACAAATGCTTTAGTACGAAAATTACCTACAATATTAGAAAACATAAGAACTTTAAAAGAATATATTACATAATCAGATTCACATTTATTAATTAGTGTTGATAAATCTCCAAAAGATTGATCCTTTCCATCTGAATCAGTATAGTTAAGAGGACTATGTGGACTTATAGTTAAATTAAGGTGTCTATCACGAAAATATTCAAAAAAACTTTTATTCGCCTTTTCCTTAAATAAATTGTCTAATCTACCTATTAATGAATTTAATTCATTTTCATTTCTAAGAGAAAAACAAGTATATACAAATATATAACCTACAAGTTTAAAATCTTCAAGAGAACCAAAAGTATTATTAAAGTCTATTCTTTTTATTTCTTTCTCTAACATGTTGTAATATTTATCACTTGATATATTAGCTACAGCACTAGTATCTTCATCAACTTTAGGTCTAACTTTTCTTATAAGTTCTCTAACATCAGACTCAATTTTATGTTTTTTAATTTGTTTGTAAATAGGTTTAATTAATTCTTGTAACGTATAATCACCATCAATAAATTTCTTAACTAACTCAAATATTAAAATATTTGGTTTATTAGCAATAGGTAAAAATCCTTTCATTAAATCTCGTATTAAAGATTCATCTAATGTATCAAGTTTACCATCCTTTAAGAGAAATAAAAATTTAGTATAAGGTTGACTTTTTGAAATTCTTACATTATTATTAGATATAACGTATTCTTTAAAAATTTTTAAAAGATCAACACTATTATCATCTATTGAAGAAAATCTAACCTTTTGACCTTTTAAATATCTTGATACATGTAAGTTATCCTTTTCAATAGCGTATAAGGATAGGAAACCTAATGTATTCAACCAAAACTTATTATTTATTTCAACTTTATTCATAATATTAGTAATCCTTTTTTTACTAATATTATTTATAAAGAATTAAATAAAGAATTGCTTTAGCTTATCAAAATAAGAATGTATTTCAATGGGAACTAATTTTTTAAAAGTTTCAAAGTCATTATTTTTTATAGCTTTCCTTACTTTAGTTGCGCTTATATCATCACTTGATCTTTTTATTTCCTCAACTCTTAAATCTGGATTCCTTTGTAATTGTTTTTTATATGACTCATATCTATCAGTACCACACCAAAAAACATTAATATTTTGCTCAGACTTATTCATTATAGTAATAAGGTTTCCGCTAAATGATTCAGTAAATTCAATAGTTTTAGTTGGGTATACAGCTCTAATCATTTCTTTTTGTAATTCACTTGGAAAAGGATTTTTAGCTAAATCTGATTTACGACCTTTAACTATATTGACAACAACATAATCAGTTTTTTTGAAAGCTAAGTCAAACATTTTCTTATGACCTAATGTAAATGGTTGAAATCTTCCAGATATCATAGATCCATTACTACCTTTCATTTGTTTACTCAAAATCATTTTACAATTACCTTGAATATCATCAATTATTTGATCATTATTTTTCTTAGAATGTGTGAAATCAAGATTATAATTATTTAATTTATCAGATACTTTTAAAAGTTGTAACCTAAAAGGTAATGATCTATCTATATCATCAATAATATCTAATGCTACTCTTCTTACATTATCCCAAAATATATTTTCTAATTCAACACGTTCATCTTTGTAACGCATTTTAATTTTATTACGAGCATCTTTATCAACTTGACCTTCCTTTTGAAATTTAATAATCTTGTCATTATATTGACACACAACACCTTCCATAACTCCACCATACTTTGATTCAACAGATATCAACATTTTACCAATTTCTTCATAAAGAATTGAAG